CAAGATCGAAGAGCCTAAAGATTATTTAGATCGTATTGGTTATCACATATATGAGTATGAACATCCAAGTGGGGATAGTTGGTATATGTATGATATGTGGTGCATGATTGATGGTAAATGGTTTTGTTCTCCATTGTCTTCCGTTGTTCGTAACGAAGAAGAATGGGACATGAATATTGCCTTTTCTAATTACGTTATGAAAGAGCAGGCATCAAGAGAATTACCTATTGATACTCGAAACTTTATGATGGATTCAGAAGTCTTTGTAAAAGAAGTTGCACATCAAAGTATTAAAATTATTGGGCATCCTTATTCTTTGGCACATTTTAATGACAGTGATAAGTTGTTTAGAGCAAAGTCATTAGATCATAATCGTGATGAATATAAGTTAATGCTCGATATTTATTCGAGATTTACCACTGTGCAAAGTAGAGCCATGCACTGGCTTATTCCAAAGGAGAAATTTAAGCAAGGTTGGGATAATGATGAGATGGCAGAACTTTCTAAAACTCATTTGCAGTTAATCCAAGGTGGTGACGTTAGGTTTATCATTAGTGTGCTTTCTATCCTTAATTACGATTTAATCGTCAAGGAGACACAGAAACCTGCTGATCATAAGGTAAAGCACGTTAGATTTGGAAGAAGTGTCCCTACGAATGAATATAGCCTTTTAAATATAGAGTTACCTAAACCTAGAGGTAAAACTGTCTATGAAAAGATATTTACAGGTCAAGGCACTCCTAAGAAGTGGCATATGAGACGTGGGCATTGGAGACGTTATCGTGACAAGGATGGCAATGTGACTAAAAGGATTTGGATTGATCAATGTGAAGCAGGTAGTAAAGAGCATGGTCAAAAGATTAAAGATTATAATTTACAAAAAAGCAGTTGACTATGCAATCAATACAATGTAACAATATCAAAAACTATCATTTAAAAAGGAGCAAGTAGATGGAAATGATAAAAGACATTAAAGAAATAAAATTTAATGACACAAATGTAGATGGTAATGGCACTTGGATTCCAGTATCAGAGCCAATCGTGATGGCATCTGCCGCAGGGTGGTATGTCGGTGCAGTCTGCAAAGATCCCGATTGTGATGGCATGATTGTGCCTTACAATAGATATACGGAGTACATGACTAAAGAGTCTGCTCAAAAGTGTCTTGACACTCCAATTGATGAGGGGGGGTTCAATGAGCAGATATAAAGATCAGATGATAGGAGTGATGGAAGATTTTTACTCCTATCTTAACAATGATGGTATGACGAATGAGCAAGCCATTGCTAAAATTAAACAATCTCATGGCGAGCATTGGGAAGAATATGTTCGTGATGAGATCAAACGTGAGGAGCAAGAATATGGGGGAGTATGAGTGCATAGATTGCAATGAAATGTATCACTTGGATGAGCCACCTGAAGGCTATTCAATTTGTTGGGATTGTAGAGAGGAGAGGAAAAATGAGACCACTAGTGAAGAGAATTGACATGGCATTGCACATACAAGAGTTGTGTGCAAAGCATAATATTACTGTAACTTATCAATCGCTTGATGATGAGATTCCAAGGTATTATGCTAATCCTAGTAGAAAGCATATTCATATTAGACCAACTAAGAACACAGGTTATTATGTTTCTGCTTTGCATGAGATTGGACATATACTTGGTGATGATCAAACTTACAATAATACTGTAAAGGAGAGAGAAATTGGTGCATGGATTTGGGCAATGCTTAATGCAAAAGTTTGGACAGATACGGCAGATCGTGTCATGGCAAGGGCTTTATCGTCTTATGGTGTTAGTCAAGAAGAGAGTAAGGAGATCCAACAAAGATGGAATCCCTGCCACAGAGACGATGAAGAACAAATCGCAGTTTAATAAAATCTTTATGAGGAATTTAATTGCTCATATCAACAATGCAACTCCCACTAGGGAGTTGTCTTTGTTTGAAAAGTTGTATGTAAAGATCATCAAACTATTTCGAGGATTATAATGAAACATAAGAAAAACAAATGGTCTAAAAAAGAAATTAAAAATTATATGGATAAAATTGAACAAGATAGGTGGGAGTTGGCTTATCGTTTTCTCAGTAGAATTAATAAAAGATCTAAACCTCTACCACAAGAATTTTTTATTCTAGAGACAGATAGATGAAACATAAAGATACATTATCAAAAACTCATTCCACGTCTCGTAAATGGGAAAAGAGCATGAAGAAAAGAACTAAGAAGTCACAACGACAATTAGATAAAAAGGTAGCTAAATATGATCGATATTAAGATCGGGGATTGTAGAGAAAAGCTGAAGGAATTACCGAACAATTTCTTTCATACAGTTATTACATCACCACCTTACTGGGGTTTACGAGACTATGGAACTGGCAAATGGATCGGAGGAGATCCAAATTGTTCGCATATTGCTGGTAAATCCCGTAATGATGCTGATCGGGAGTTTGGTACAAAAGAGACATTAACTGTGCAGTATCGTGACGTTTGTAAGGATTGTGGTGCAGTCAGGGAAGATAATCAGATTGGTATGGAAGCCAGCCCTGAAGAGTATGTCCGTAAAATTGTTCGTACTTTTCAGGAGGTCAAACGGGTGCTTCGTGATGATGGAACTCTTTGGCTGAATTTGGGAGATAGCTATTCAAGTGGTGGCAGGACATCAACAACTAATCAAACTGTCAGAGGAGATAAGGATTACGGGGTCACTAGACCTCCCGTATCGGGCAGTATAAAGCCTAAAGACCTTGTAGGCATACCTTGGAGGGTAGCACTGGCACTACAGGAGGATGGATGGTATCTCAGGCAGGATATTATATGGCACAAACCTAATCCTATGCCTGAAAGTGTGAAGGATAGATGCACGAAGGCACATGAGTATATATTTTTGTTGTCTAAGTCAGATCAATATTACTACGACAGTCAAGCCATTATGGAAGAAGCACAAGACTGGGGAACTCGTGATCGTGCTAATGGTAAGTATCACAATGAGGGAACTGGATTAAATCCACATACTGGTCTTGAGAAGTCATATACTCACAGGAATAAAAGAAGTGTGTGGACTGTACCAGTTAAGCCATATCACGATGCTCATTTTGCAGTATTTCCAACTACTTTAATAGAACCAGCGATTCTTGCTGGTTGTCCTCCGAAGATTTGTTCGGAGTGTGGGACTCCATATGAACGGGAGATGGTGACAATCGAAGTCCCTGAACGGGAAACTAGGGACAATATGGTCGGTGTTATACCAAAAAGAGATAAAACCAGCCGTATGAATAGCAAAGATATGAAGTCACTGGTTCAGGAGGACAGGGGATTTACGAAAAATTGTTCGTGTTCAGGAAGCCAGACATCTGCTGGTCGGGTGCTTGATCCATTCGGTGGGTCAGGTACGACTGCACTGGTAGCTGATAGACATGGCAGAGATGCTACGATTATCGAACTTAATCAGAAGTATGTGGATATAGCTGAGAACAGGCTAGGTTCAGATGCACCTTTATTTACAGAAATCAAAAGGGAGGTTGTAAATGAAAGCTAAAGCAAAGAACTGTTGCAACTGCAACGAAGAAATTGTTCGGGGTATGGCATTCCCGTTAATGGAAAAAAGCATATGTATGAGTTGCTTTGTTCACTTTGGACTGGCACAGAAAATGGACATCAGTATGCTACACTACCAAAATTGTTCGAAGGAACACTGTTTTAAATGCGAATATGCCTTCATAAAAGCACTATGGGCATTGGACTACAAACAGACACAAATGGGCAACTGGTACAGGAGGACTCCAGACCCGAAAATTGTTCGTATTTATGACGAGTTACTTACCAACATACCAACTTACTCGGTAAGTAGATTAGAGGGTAAGTTGTAAGTTGTTGATTTTACTGGATAAAATGAGGTTACTTACATTGGTTACCAAAGGGCTTGGTAAGTATTTTATGCCCTGTAAGTCATTGATTTTATTGAAACTTACCAACTTACCGAACTTCCCCCCCTATAGGGGGTATAGGGGGGTGGTAAGTAACCACCACCCCCTATCCCAAATAACGTAACGACAAGGAGTAAAAGCTAATGCCAAAAGTAGGCGAAAATTTACCACAAGAACAAAGATCAAAAGGGCTGAAAAGATTGACCCAGAAACAACAAGCTTTTCTGGATAACTTCATGCACAAGGATATGACACAGACTAACGCAGCTCGACAAGCTGGTTACAGTAATCCGTCAGTAGATGCAGTTAGGTTGCTTCGTAACGAAGTCGTGCAAGAACGATTTCAAGAGATGCAGGAGGAAAACAGAAGTCGGTTTGGTGTAACGATTGATAAGTCTGTACGGGATCTGCTCAAGATCCGTAACGAAGCTTGGGAGTCAGGAAAGTTTGGTGAGGCTATTCGGGCTGAAGAACTCCGTTTAAAGGCTACTGGATTACTCGTAAACAAGGCTCATGTACTACATGAGAAAGTCGATAGCATGACGAAGGAAGAAATACTGGCTGAACTACAGAATCTGCAACAAAAAGCACAGGATCGTATGAAAAAAGCCAACGTCACCCACATACACCCAAAGAAGATAGGCAAAAATAGTTAAATATGGGTATAATCGGGACTGCACTTGCTGCGGTCTGGCACGGAGACACCGAACAATTTCTATAGAACGGGACTGGACGGCATCGGATCGGGATCGGAGTGCGTATAATTGTTCGGAGTCGTGCTGCTAATCGGGATCGGATCGGGGGTGGATCGGGCTTCCATCGGGCTACTGTTTGGCTTCCAGCAACGGGTTCGGGTTATGGTTCGGATCGGGTCAGGTTGAATCGGGCTGCGCGAATCCCCCGTCCAGACCTGAATACTCACAATTGTTCGTACTCACACACGGGTGAGTCTGGCGCGTCGTCCAGCCCTGACTCCGAACAATTGTTCGAAGTATTCCCTCCTCTGGCAGCAAGATTTCCTGTAAAAAAAATTAATAAAAGTTAATATTAACTGTTGACAGTATGTAATCATTACTATATATTATATATATTCATTCAGCCAAAGGAGAAAAGAAATGGATTATTATAACGAAATGAAAGAAGCTGTTATTAAACAGCTTGATATGAGCAAGGAAGACACAGAGCAAGCCTTTAGAGATGTGGCTAGAGGTGGAGCAGATGGGGGTTTTTCAGGATTTATCTATTATTCAGAAACAGTTAAGTTTGCAAAAGACAACATGAGAGCTATTTATAAGCATCTTGAATCGCAAGCTGAAGATTTTGGAATCAATCCGTTTGAAATGGTTCAGGGTTTTAGATGTTTAAAAGATGTAAAGCCAACAATATCTGAAATATCAGATGTTATTCATGGTTGGAATCCTATACTTCGACATTCAGAAGGGGTAGATACTCAAATAATGAACGCACTTTCTTGGTATGCGTTGGAAGAAGTAGCCTTCAACGAGGCAGAAACTTAAAAGATCGGGCAAGTTGCCCAGCAACAATCGGGATCGGGGTAACCTGTTCCCGATTTTTTTTGTGCTGGTTCTAGCTGGTGCTTCTACTGGTAAAGGTTAAGTCTGCACAATTGTTCGGACTCCCCAGCTCCAGAAGCCAGACAAAAAAAAGAGCCGAGATGGAAAGGATTCTCGACTCTTTTTTCATGCTCTCACATTAACTGGGGGAGTTGCTATTTTAGGTCTGTGAACCCCCTACCCCGAACTTTCGACCTCATGTTGTGGGGGGTTTCTTTTTGAGTCATGCAACCCCACCCTGTAAAACTTCGACTGCTACGTTTATAGTCCGAATTGGACTTGACGGGATACTGTAAACCATTACTGTCATGCCGTCTTTTATATATATAGCAATCATTACAATTAATGTCAACACCTAAATTAAAAAAAAATAAAAAAAAATTAAAAAAAAGTGCTTGACTTATATTATGTAATGATTACTATATAAATATATTTAATCAGCCAAAGGAGATAAACATGGCAAATTACTGTTTTACAGACGTTCCTGAAGGAACATATAAGGACAACAAGTTTAGAGTGGCAAAGATCGTTGAAAACGAAACAGGTTACTATCCATTAGGTAAAGCTAATCCTGACGATCCACATGAAATGGATAAGTTCGTAGGCGACAGAGATCATGTCAGAGCAATCGTTGATAAGTGGAACGAGAGCATGAATGTTTCAAAGGACAGGGAAAGAGAAATAGCAATCTCAACCTTGCACCCATTCTAATGGATAGTTGGGAGATAGCATTGGTGGTAGCTCAAACCATCATCTTTTGGGTAGTGCTTTGTGCAGTAGTAATAATCGTACCATTTTAAGAAGGGAGGAGCTGAAGCTGGGTTAGAAGCCCAGCTTCTTTTTTGACCTGTAACCGAACAATTGTTCGTATTCAACAAGGAGAGACAGATGCAGTTAGATACAGACGATATTGATATTTTGATTGATGGGTTAAAGCTGGAGATAGATTCCTGTGAGGAGTTTATTAGATGCTGGGACTACAAAGGTAATGAAAACAATGAAGATGTTGTTGATGAGAAAAAAAGATTAAAAAAAGCAAAAAAGTTACTTGACTTCCTGGGTAGTAATGATTACAATATAAATATATCAGCCAAAGGAGATAGATATGACAATGACAAAAGATATGAAAGACTTTAGAGATACTATGGAAACCATTATAGGTAGAGGTGTAGAAATCTATGAAGGAGAAGAGCTTGCTTGTGTAGGAGGAATGTACGACTTGATTTCAGATCAATGTCTTGAGTTCACCAAAGGAGGTTGGGACATGATGAAGCTCAAGCAAGGTGAGTCCATGCAGATCAGACTTTCCACAGGAGAGGTCAGGGTCAGACGGAACGACCACATCACATAGCAAAAACAGGCTGGGTTCTCCCAGCCTTTTTTTACTGGCTGTTTCCGAACAATTGTTCGTACTCCTGAAGCCCGATTCAGGCTGTAAAAAAAAAATAAAAAAACTTCTTGACTAATGTAGCAATCAATACTATATATATATTAAATCAATTTCAGCCAAAGGAGATACACATGAAAAGGATTTATATAGCTTACGGAGCTAACACAAATAGAGAGGCAATGAGACGAAGGTGTCCAAATGCCAAGCAGATTGGGGTTGGCTTCATTGAAGGGCAAAGGTTTAAGTTCAACAATGTAGCAGACGTAGTGCCACACGATGGTGCTAGATATAAGAATGCACCAGCAGTTGCTTGGGAAATTACACCTGCTTGTGAGAAGGCTCTTGATAGATTCGAGGGGTTTCCAAGTTTATACAGAAAAGAGTTCGTCACTTTCAGAGAGACAAGAGGACGAGCTGAGTATCAAGGTTTCATCTATAAGATGAACTATACTGGATTCCACACACCGAATCCAATGTACGTTGATGGTATCAGAACTGGACTTAAAGGTTTCTTTGATGCTGGTTACTGGGATCGTATCGATGATTCAATCAACTCTGCAATCATAGAGAGTTTCAGAATGGAAGAGATCGGTAGCCCGTTGACGAACAAACGAATCGGTGGTTCGCAGTGGAGGTAGTTGTCTCCTAGGCAAAAGCCCAGCTTCTTCGGAGGCTGGGTTTTTTCTGGTGTCAGTCCGTACAATTGTTCGTAGTCATATCGGATCGGGGATCGGGCTGGTTCGCCTTCTGGACAATCGACCATCAAACTCTCCATATATATATAGGTAATAGGTAAAAATTTTTATTTTTTTTAAAAAAAATTAAATTTCTAAGTCATTGTTTTTATTGGGTTTTTTGAGCTTGTATTGTAATCAATACTATATTATAAATAAAACATGATTTGAACAAAAATGGAAAGGTAAAAAATCATGCTTAATCAAATACAAAAATTATTTCAAGAAATTGCTAATCAATCTAGAATTGCATATGGACCTGAGGTCGAATTTATGTCTAGCTCTCATGGATCAAATGCACATCATCACTTGAACAGAATTAACAATATTCAAGGTCTTAAATTTAAACCTGATGGATCACGTGCAGATTGTGAGGAAGATTTGCCTGCATTAGCAGATTGTAACGTTGCATGGGATTATTTAAAAGACTGCATGGATTTTGCATCTGCTAACAGTGGATACTGCAATAAAGATTGTTCTGTTCATGTTCACTTTTCAACTATGCCAATATTGCCAAGTTTAACAAATGAGCAATTCACTAGAAAAAGTATTGAGATGAAACATCAATACAATTCTAGAAATTATAATCATTACCTTGAAGATCCTGCTATAAGATCTCAATTGTTCGATGTCAGCAATAGTCATCAAATTCCATTAGAAGTTATTAGAGACATTGCATATAGAATGGCTAAACATATTGATTTTTATGGTAGCCTTATTGCTAGGTCTAGACGTGATGGATATTTTTGCAGGTATCCTGCATCTGCTGAGACTGTTAAACGTGCTAATTGTACTGTTGAAGATCTTAGACGTGCATTAAATCCTAGTGGTACAAGTTATAAATATTCAGCTTTGAATATTAATAAATATCATTCCACTAGAACAATTGAAAATAGGTCTCATGGGGCGACATTAGAATATAAAAAGGTTAAAACATGGGTTAAATATAATACTAATTTAATTTTAAATAGCCTTGTATCACGTTTTAAAGCTCGTACAACACTACAAGAGCTTTATAGCCCATCCTATATAGGAAGATCTGCAAATACTCTTAAATCGCAGGTATGGGATTATTGCAGAGGTCAAGCAAGATCTACAAGAGATATTATGTCTCATGTAGGGATTAATAATCCTCAATCTGTTAGACGTACAATTAGCGAAATTAGATCTATTGATCATTATAAACCTTTTATAGTTACACATAATCAGCAGGAATTTAACGTTGATTATGGTACAAGCTTAGATCATGGGGATAATGGTTATGAGGTTTTAATATCTAAGAATATTGAAACAGTAACAGATGATTTAGATTTTAATGACAATCAAATAACAGATTTGACAGCAGGTCTAGACGATCAAACATTAGCAGATCTTAACGAGAGAATTAGGCAATTAGCCTAATTCTTTAAATCGAAAATTAAAAATAGCCTGCTAATATAGCAGGTTATTTTTTTTGTCTAAGTTATTGATTTTATTATATAAAATCGGGGATGTATACCATAGTCCCCACCAAAATTTATATAATTTTGCAAAAAAATCTGTACACCAAGTTTCCCTCAAACGACCCCCATGTGTTTGAAACACGACCCCAAAAAAATTTTTCACAAAAAAAATCTTGCACTTTTGTGCAATCAATACTATATTTAGTGTAAAAAGAGGTAAAAATGACAACATATAGATTACGACTTTCTGAGATAAGTGAGTTTAGGGTCAAAGATACCGACCATTTACTGCAAGAGATAGCATCTGTGTTGGTGTGCAAGGGTATGGAAACTCCTGCAATGCTAAAACGCATAGCCAATGCCTGTTGTGACTGGAATGGTTTAGCATATCGTTACAGTGACAAAGACGAATTGCTTGCAGACATGATAAAAAACAAAGTTTTGGTTAACATGAACGAAAGGAAAGCCAATGAAACGAACTGATTATGGGTATGCAGACCTGACAAAGAAGGAAGTTTACGATTTTCGTAAAGCTTTGAACCTGAGTCAGGCAAAATTATCCAAAAAATTAGGATTAAGTCTAAGAACGTGGTGTCACTACGAGTATGGCACACAAAGAATGCCAGTATCTGTGCATATGGCACTACAACATTTGCAAAATGGGGGCGGTGAAGCAGAAAAAGTGCATGAAAATGTAAAAAAACATCAAGAACCACTGACAAAATACGACATGGATAGAATTTCTAGACTAAGAAAGTCTATGAAAGACGTTTTGACATCTGTTACGACAAGTTTAGAGCCTGTACCAGCTAAGATTATAGCTCAAAGTGAGAAAGAGATGGGCTTCCTGTTGTCAAAAATAAATAATTGATATAATATCTCTACAGAAACTAGTTTTTTGTGGAGAGATACATGGCAAACGGACCTCTAGGAGGATTTATGCCGACCCCACCATCACCAGGTCAACCACCACAGGTGAAATTGGAGACATCGGCTGAAAGCAGAGGCAATTTCAACAAATTTTTAGGAACACTGCCAAAAAATGGAGCTATAGCTCCGATACAGACAGGAGTTATGCAATCCTCCACAGCTCCTGTCTCCCCTATGACAAGCAATGTGAACATTTTCCAGCCACAGATGTCACAGATGACTCCTATGCCGATGATGCCACCTGCACAACCTGTGCAAATGATGCAAACTGGTGGAGAGGCTGGTGATTTTAGTGATTTTGCAGGATTTGATGATCCATCTGATCCTTTTGGCATTGATGATAGTGGTCAAGAGGACACATCAGATAGTTTTGATGCAAATATGGGTTTGTCAAATCAAGAGATTCAGAATATTTTTGGGGGTGATGACCCAACCTCACCCCCATTACCTACTCCAAGACCAGATGTGTTAAAAGAAGCAGTATCAAGAGCTGAAAAGGAGATATTTGGTGGCACAGAATCTGATGCTTTAAAGTTTTTCAACGATCAGGGTGGGTTAAGTAATGTTGGTCAAAGGGCTTTTGACGATGCTATCAAGGGTAATTTAGTTGCACTTCAAGAACCAGAAGTAGCACCTGTAGCTCCTGCTGGTGGAGGTTTACAGTTGGCAAGTTTACTTGACAATAGAATTATACCAGGTGATGCAAAGAGTGTTTCGCCAGGTGATTTAAGTAAGCAGGGATTTTTAGGAGTTAGTCCAACAGGTACAATTGATACTGGTAAAGGTTTATCGACTATACCTGATTTAACTTTAGATAAAGATTTATTACAAGCAAGACCAGACGTTTTAAGAACTGGCACTGCATTACCAGCATTTCCAACAACAGCACCAGCAACAGAAAGAAAAACATTTGTACAAAGTCAACCAGAGGGTGCTTTAAAAGGCACTGGTTTTGACTTTGTTCCAGACGCTTTTCAAATATCAAATTTCTTATCACAACGTGGCACTTCACCCACACTAACATCTGGATTAACTGGAATAGCACCAGTTGGAACACAAACAGCAGGATCAAGAGGTGATATTGTAAGATCTGATGCACCTATCTCCAGAGGTATGCAAGACCTAACAAGAGAAGATGAACAATTAATTGCACCAGAGATATTCGGCACAGGTCAGATAGCTGGTATGGATGAGAATACATTCAGATCGTTATCAAATGAAGCACAACAACAAATATTGAGTGATATAGCAGGTGCTGATATGGGTACTACCTTTACTGCACGAGATCCAGATCCTAATCGTGGCATTGTGCCTGACACGGCATTAGAAACATTGCAAGGAGCTAGAGTGCAAACACCAGCAGTAGACACTGTATTTGATATTGACACAACATTTGATCCAATAACACTAGATGACAGATTAACAACAGTGTCTCCTGATACTCTAGCTGGGATTAGTCGTGAGCAAAGAATAGATGATGCAAACACATTTAGATCATCTGACAATATTCCTGATGCAGCCAGAATATTTGGTGGTAGACAAATTCAAACCACACCAATTGATCAGGGAGTTGATTCAATCGTAGGTGATGATGTTGTGCCATCATTAGAGATTGCAGATATTCAAGGTGATGTAAATCAGCAAAGAGTTGCAGACATATTAAGCAATCCTAAATTTGGAGAAACATTTAAGATAGGTGATGCAGTATTTCCAAATCTTCTTGCAACTTTAGCTAACAAAGTTGGGTCATTTTTTGACAGACGATTGTTTGATGGCATTGTAAGTAAAGGTTTAGATGCAGTTGTTGATCCAGATACTGGCAGAATTATTGGTGCTAAAAATGAGTTTGGTCAGTTGATTGAGGGTCGTGATTTAGAACAATTCAAAGCAGGTGACGATAATGAAGATCCTGTAACAAAGTTTTTAAAGAAAACAACAGAAGAAAAAGAAGAAAAAAAAGAAGACGAGAAACCACCTAACGTAATAGGTGGCACAAC